TCGATTGAAGGTGATAATATGGATTGGGATGAATTAAGAGGAATGAGAGACACAGCACTATCACATATGGACAAGTACCAATTGGCTATACCATACTCTTTACTGGAAGAGGAAAAGAAAACAGAACTAGCGGTATATCGAAACCTATTGTTGACTTTGCCGAACGTCTATGATACGCCAGAACTCGCTATGGTTAACTTTCCAGCAAAGCCCATTTGGATGGATTAGAATAAGTCGTAGTCCCACCAGCGAAACCTAGTCAATTTGACTTTCTTCAATGGTAAGTCCACATCATCACCTCAAGTACGCACGCATCGCTAAAACATCTAGTCGTCCTAACCACGATAACATACCTAAACTGATGATGGCGAGAAAGGGATAAAAGAAGTTGTTTGGAAACTCGATTGAGATATCAGAGATAACTCGATTGACAATATACATGTCCATATTTATCACTCGTTGAACTGGCTTAACCATCTCCATTCTTGGAGAATCAAAAACATGAGAGTCGAACCGATTACGGTTAAACCAAAGAGAGTAAGAATAAGAGCCATTCATGCACCTAGTTCGTTGTTTCTTACTATCTGACAACAGAAGCGAATCTTCTGTGTCGAGTGCAATTTCCAAAAGTGGTCTTCCTCTACCTTGAATCTCTGCTCTATGTATTCACAAAGTTCCTTTCTACTCATAGACTCAAAGTCTTGGTCTATTTCTAATCCTAGCACTGGGCCAGTTTCATGAATCAATTTTCTGTCTAACCAAACATAGGTGTTACCCATGAATTTCAGCAACTTACGAATTACCCATTGCTTCACGATATATCTCTCCTTGGTTGTAAAATATTTTGAAATCAATTTTTGTAGTATGAATCATCTAACTTGCGCCACCCAATAATCCCAATCCCAATCAGGATATTTCTCCTTCATCAAATTAATATGCCTATCTTTCTCATCAGCCATTCAGTTTTGCTCCCGACATCCATAAGGCGGTGGGATTTTTACTACTAGTTTAATTTTTGCACCGAATGATTGGGAATGGTGGAGGAAAGGCACTCGTGGAAGAGAACTTGAGAGAAATAAAACCACTTACCACACTGTACTCAGGAGGAAAGGTGTGCCTTTTGATTGTGGAAACCTCCAAAGCAAGACTAGGTACACTGGTGTTTCAATCTTTGGTGAAAGCCGTATCCTGCCATATGTGTTCGCACTTCTTGCACATCCATAGATGGAGTCTGCTTTTTCCGTTCTCACCCAACACTTTACCCACTACACGTGTGGGTATGTGCTTATGTCCGCAAGCCCTGCATTCTACGTTGAGTCTTTCTAGGAAACTCCCCATCACTCGCCCCTCTTCGCTATGATGTCATCTATCTTCAAGATAGCACTGGTGACTTCTGTAGCGCTGAGGATTGCTTGTTTGACTAGGTCCAATGGTTCTACGACTCCTAAATCCTGCATACTTGTTATACCACCATTTTCAACATCAGGACCATACTCAATGCGTCCTTCGCTTACGGCGTGTCTGAGGCTCAAAAGACAGTCAAGGGGGTCATGTCCGGCATTCTCTGCTATCGTGGCAGGAATCACCTCTAGAGCATCAGCAAAGGCATTGATAGCCATTTGCCCTCTACCTTCTACACTAGCAGAGTTGTTTCTCAGATGATTAGCCATGGAGACGTATGTCGAGCCACCTCCGTACACCATTCTACCACCATTCATCACCATTGAAACAACACCAAGCGCATCATCAAAACCACGTGCTACTTCATCCAAAGTAGAAGGAGAAGCGCCACGTAGTATTAGTGTGGATTGACTCGATTGGTTTGTGTCACTTGCAACGAAGATGTAGTTGATGTCATCGTGTTTTACCTTCTCCACCCTTCCATAAGCAGCATCTTCGATGTCATCGGGATTCTGCGCTATGTTGATTCCCAGAGTGGTCGACAATCCCTTCATGGTCGATTCGGGTAGTCTTCTTACGATTGCTATGTTCTGCTTGTGAAGGTAGTTCACAACCTCGTCCGTACAACCATCACGAACGAATACAATACCACCATTAGGTAACAATGCGGCTATTCTCTTTGCTCTATCTAGAAGGTCATCTTTGTCTCCTTCCTTGAAAGCAGTATAACCCTGTAAATCAGTGAATTGCATTTGCACATTCTCCTTCTCCTTACTGGGCTCAAGTCCGTTGTTCAACAGTAGTATAGCAATTCCCAAGTCTTCGGGATGCTCACCAACCTCGGTGTCTAGGACGAAGTCCTTATTCACCACGTAACCATTGAAGAAGTACGAGTCTTGGAGAGCCCCACCGGAGAGGCTCATCACTTTCACGCTATCCGCATCACCTGCGGTCTCTACCGCTTCCACACATAGTTCTGCTACTACGTCTGCTGCTGCTTCAAGAGACTTACCTGTGATAGCGGTCTTAGCGATGTCATGTGGAGTCATTCCACCATCAGTCGCTAACATATCTAAGTGTTCGATAGCCATACGTGAGGCTCGGTTGTAACCCTTAGCCACTAGATTGGGATGCAGACCCTTAGTGAATAGATTCTCGGATTCCTTGAGTAGTTGTCCTGAGAATACTACTGTGCTTGTGGTTCCATCATAGCAGAGACTCTCTTGAGTCTTCGATATGTCTACCATCATCTTAGCACCCGGATGTCCTACATCCAGTTCTCTCAGTATGGTCGCTCCGTCATTGGTGATTATCGTATCACCTGCGGCATCCACCATCATCTTATCTCGACCCATGGGGCCAAGTGTGCTTTTCACCGTGTTCACTATCGTGGTTGCGGCGCGTATGTTGTTCTGCAATGGGTCTATTTTGTCTTCATTCATTCCTCTTCATCTCCTGCTCTCTCTAGTGGAGTGTATGCTTGGAAAGGCCAACCTAATTGAGTGGATACTTTGTTGGCGTATCTCTGTATGTCTGAAAGGTTGTGGCCTTTTGATAGCATTCTAAACAACCTGTCTAGAATTACTTTCATCTTGTAGTTCTCTTCTTCCGTCATGTCTACGACTTTTGGCAATTCGCCTCTTGGATTATATTCAACCATACTACCACTCAACCTCTATTTCCACAATGTCGCCAGATTCCAAGGAACGTGACTTCACTATGCCTGTATCTCTCCCGTGTAAAAATAGGTCATATGTAAGTTTCGCATCCTTCAAACAATACTCTGCTACTTCTGTGAATTTACCTTCTCTCCACGCTTGTGGGGCGTCGACACTCTTCATGCTCTTGCTCTTTCCTAGAGTCTGAGAAACAAGTGCCTGTAAGTTAGTCTCTATCTTACCCTTGGAGATGGCGGCAGAAGAAACTAGATTCTTGGTATCCAAGACGCTGTCTTTCTTCTGCATTATGTCTCCTGCTGCCCAACAGTCTAGTGAGTCCCTAAGAACAGGTAGGTCGAATCCATACAGGTTATGTCCTAGTATCTGCCCTCCCTTCTCTATGTGCTTTGTAATATGGTCTCCCAACACGCGGGGATGGAGAGGGTGAACATTTACTCCGTCTATCTCCACGTCCTCTTTCGAGAAGATGTGTCCATCGGACCCATCCCACGTAGCAACTACCGATGTGTCGAACAGCGCTTTGTTGTTCCATCCACCAATCTCATAAGAGTAATTGCTGGTTTCTATGTCTAATGCCATTATGTCCGTCATTCTGCTCCTTCCTTCATTCTGATGAATGCCACTCTACCATCCTTTGCTTTATCGAACAAACCCTCTCCCCATTTCTCAAAGTTATTGTAAGCACTACCTCGTGAACAATCGTTCTGAGTCTCGTACACCTTAAGAACCTTAGACTTCATTCTCCAACCGTCTCCCCTGTTGCCAAGTTCGACCTGCTCCACTTGATGATATGCAGTTGCCCACTTTCCTCTCTGTGCAGCCTTCTCAGCGACCTTTGGTCCTATCTCGACCTCATCCTCTAGCCAGAGTATCAGATTCTTGAATAGGTCATACAGTATGTCCTTAGCCATATCAACGTGTTCACCTGTTATCACCCATGAGTCGTCTAGCAGAGCCATGTGTGTGGCGAATATCACTGTGTTATTCTCCATAGCAGGTATGAAGGATGCAACCACATTGGTGATAGCGGGATTCAAACCTGCAAGTAAAGAGTAGTAATCCTCTATCGCATCATACATAGCGGGATAGAAGGTAGCATCTTCAGCAGTGAACATCTCTGTCATACATGACTGTAGTAGTTCCTCTTGCTCCTTCCTCTCCATGGCATCCCATTCAACGAAAGATGTTTCAGTGAGATTCAACACTCTGTTTCTCATCTTGACATTTAGACTCTTGAAATACTCAGTTATGTCTGTGTAGTCAACTGATAACTTTGGTATTGACTTCATAGCCGACTGAGCGCGTATCTGACTGACGTTCATTCTCCTACCTAAGTCCCAGTGTGACCAGTACAATAGGACTCTCTGAAAGATACCACGTGTCAGTACGTACTCCTTCACTCCCGCAGGTGGGTATGTCGTAATCCACAATGACACTAGAGATTCAGTCTCTATCCTACCTAGTTTAGTGTGCTTCACGAGTGTGTTGTTATTGCTCCCAACAGGGTTGCATGCAGATTGTAGGTATAGAACGGTCTCTTGACTGTGCTTGTTAGGATTGAGTATGATACTACCCTCATCGAAGTTCAATGCCTTCCTTCCTACTAGCATACCTTCCTTCAACACTGTCTCCTTGTTGCCTTCATCATCTGTTTCAATCTCGAAACCACCAATCAAACCTGCATCAGTTCCAGATGTGTACAGGTCGTGAGGTATGTCCACGTCTCTCAATATATCACCTACGAACTCCCATGCGATGGACTTACCAGTCCTACTGGATTGAATCCAGAAACAATGCACACGTGGGTCAAGATGACTTGGTCCCCACGGCAAGCGTACATATGGTACTGCTAATTGTCCTTGTATGTAGAAGAAGGACAGCATGCCCGGTATGTCATTGTCAATCGATGTTTGGTTGAAGTGTTCTAAGTAACCCGCGAACAACGGGAACTTCTTCACTGCCTCATATTCTGTTGCTTTTCTCATTTTATCTCTCCACCCTGTCGGGTATTTTGGTCACATTAATGCCTATCTTATAGATGTTTTCAATAATTCATGTTTCTCTCTATAAATATGACAGATTCACCTACGAATTTTGCGTTCGATGTGAACGGGTTCCTCACTTGTTAGGACATTGATGAGTCGATGTTTGATTTTTGGGCCTAGTCCCTTGATTCCTTTGAGTGATTCCTCAAATAGAGATTCTTCTATGCTACCGCATTTCTCTAGGATGCGCTCGGCCATCTGACGACCTATTCCCGGTACTGACATCAGGACATCGAGCCTCACGTCGTTGGTGCTGACTCTCCTGATATTGCGTGCGCCATGAGCGCTTGCTGGTTTGTGTAGTTTATCGTGTAGTTTGATTATGAATGAGGCCGCTTCCGATGTGGTCTTGGTGTGAAAGACCTGACACTCAAAGTCAGCCATTATG